TAGGAGAAGCGTATTCTCAAGATATTGAAAACCTACTAATGGGGCTGTTTAAGAAAAAGAAAATGAGGTACATGATTTCATTCCTTGAATCACTAGATATTCAAAATGAAATTAAACCATCAGCACTGAAAGTACTAAGGTGCATGTGTAAGGAAATGAACTACGGGAATATCCTAAAAGGATACGGGTCTAGGGATATACAGAACTATACAGGTATCAACATGCATTACGTTACCAAAGGTCTAGCCGAACTAAACCAAAAAGATATTATCCGTTTCACAGTAGCCAAGGGTAGAAGAACATACATGGTAAACCCTATATATTTCTATAAGGGGTCGTTAAAGAAAATATTCTACTCCATAAAAGAATACGGAAAAATGGACGCACACGAATCACTAACTAAAGAAGAACCAATAAAAAATCTTAATTTGTTTGAATAATTTGCTATTGATTAATTATTACCTTTACACCTAAAGACCAAAAATTATGTTAGGAGTTACATCAGGAATAGACCCCAAGCTGATAACAAAAGATTACGGTGGTAAAAAAATAAAAATTAAAGCTATGGCTAAGAAAGAAAGTTGCGTTGAAGTGAAAAAAAAGAAAAGCAAGCTTTTCAGTAAAGACAATAAGTTGCCGTTTATGGTGAAACTGAAAATGTCTGCTGCCATGAAAAAATGTAAACACAAATAGTTATGAGCATAAGAGCAAAATTAGAAGCCGTTAGAGGTGGGGCTAAAACTAGTAAATTTAGCAAAAAGGATTCTCCTGTACTATTACACGAACCAAGCACAAAGCCATTAGAGATTGTGGAGGTAGAGGAGATTGTAAAAGAAAAGGTTGTTAAGCCTAAGAAAGAAAAAGTAATTAAACCTAAACAGGACAAAGAAATTAAAACTCCTAAAAAATAAGCAGTTATGCAGATGATGGGTGGCAAAATTAAAATGTCTGAAACAAGAGGTTTTAAAGGTACAGGAAAAAAAGCTGATGCAGCAGGAGAATTATCTGAGGAAGGAACAGGTAATGCAAAAACTAAGGAAATTGGTTCAGCTCTTTTAGATACAGGCAAGGCTTTTGCCGCAGGTGGAATGTCTGATGAAGAGAAAGGCGATACTGCATATGAAGGGGGTAAAAAAATTGTTACTGCTATTGTTCCTGTTGTGGGTGGACTTATGGAATTGGGTGATAAAATAGGTAAACCTATAAAAAATAAGTTAGAAAAAGCAGACTCACAAGGTCAGGTAAATGAAAAGAAAGCAAAAAGAGGATTTATAGCAGGTACGCTTTTAAACCCTGCAAAGACTTTATCAAGAACTATGTTTGATAAGGAGAAATCAGGAGGAGAGAAAGCACTTACTTTTTTCACGGGCGGTATCTCACAAGTGTTTAAGGGAGATGACTATGTTCAGAAATTGGAAAAGAATAATCAAAAAGCATTAGGCATCTACAAAGAAAGACAAACTATTGCGAGCAACCAACCAAGTACAGCTAGTCAAAAATCAATTGGCAACTTAAAGAGATTCAATCTTGGAAGAATGAATGATAAACTTAATCAAATATAAACCTAAATAATCATGAGCATTTTAGAAAAATTAAAAGCAGCTAAAGCCGCTTCAGTTAAAGCAAAAAGTGTAAAATCTTTTAACACATCAACAAATGTTGGTAACATTAATAAGAAAGGGACTATGACGCCTGTTTCTATTAAGCACCCTAGAAGACAATCTACATCTGTAACAATGGATGGAGAAACTTTTACAGGATACACTAAAGGAAATAAAAATAGAGCAGTTTTAAAAGTGTCAAACCCTAAATTAGGTACTACTGTTAGTCGTGAAAAATTTAGAAATGACGGAACTATTAAATCATCAAGAACTGTAGATAAGTTTCCTTCAGGAAAGAAAGTTGTTACTAATATTAAAAACTAAGTAATAATGATAGCAAAAAGACTAGTAAGCACGATGAATGCATCGTCAAGCGACATGGCTCAATCAGGACCTGGATTTAAGAAATTAAAGATGAAGGTTAAGAGCATGAAGATTCAACGTGGTATGAAACAAGCCATGAAAAATCAGGAAGAAAACAAGTTGGCGAAAGCCCCTAAGTACACATCTCCAAATACTGAGGCTTCTGAGTATGTTAAGCCTGTAAAAAGAGCTATCGGAAAAGTTAAAGCTAAAGTTACAGCTAAAGCAGATGATGTTGCTACAGATTTCAGAAAATGGAAGTCAGAAAGAAAGAAAAAGTCTTCAGGAAGCGATGATATGGGTCTTTGTGGTCCTGGTGGTTGTCATATGGGTAAACCACAACCTGGATTAGGCTCTAATTGGAAAGGGCAATAAATTTTTGAATAAACTTTTATTATGAGTTTTGACTTATTTCAAGACAATAATAAATTAAAAGGTGTAGCTACCTCACAATGGAAACCAAGTTACGAAGAGTTTGAGCATCCGAAAGAATTTGTAAAATGGATAGACAGTATAAACTCAGGTTGGCAACATAAGACTAGCTACGAACCTTTTAATCTTTATTGCGACCAAGCTAGACAATGGCTAGCAGATAAAACTGAAATTACTGATTTCGATAATGCAGAAGACCAATTTGATTGGCTATTGCAGGAGAAAGATAAGTGCAATGATAATAGCTTGTACTTCTGTAATAAATACGGAAAAATTCGTGAAGATAAAGCTGCAGACGGGTCAGGGGCAATACAATATACAGCCTGGGAAGCGCAGGAAGTTTTGCTATTTCTAGTAGATTGTGGATACTCAATGATGATAGGTAAGGCTCGTCAGATTGGTTTTACAACTACCATGTGCCTAGCAGGTACAAAAAAGGTAAATCTTAATAAATCATATTTTACGAAATTCATTACTCACTCAAAAGAGAAGGGTATAGAAATATTCCGTGATAAGGTAAAATGGGCTTATTCAAAGCTTCCATCTTATATCGCTCAAGAAGTAAAGAACTGGACCGACCAAATAATGAACTTTGATAAAAAGGGAGATAGAAAAGGTCGTGAAGAAGGTGGTGGCTCACGTTTTCAGGTAGATAGCCCTGCAATTGACTCTATAAATGGTGGTTCTCCATCAGCTGTATATGTAGATGAGATTGGTTTGCTTGATATCTTTGGCGAAATGATGCGTGAAGGAAGACCTGCATTGTTCAAGTATGACTTGGAATCAGGCAAAATGAAAATGCAACAACAATTCGTTGCCTGGGGAACAGGTGGAGAGATGGATAAAGGGGGTTCTGTATTTGAAGCAGAATTTAAGATGTGCATAAAGCAGTGGAGAGAAAGAAATTACGAATATGGAATTATTCCAATATTCATGAACGCCTATGCTAGACGAGGGGTTACAGATAAGCATATAGCAAACGAAAAGAAAGCATATTTAGCATTGGAGGGTACTAAAAAGGGAGAATCTGCTAAAGTACAGTTTCACCAACACTACCCATTAACTATCGATGACATGTTTATACGGAAAGCATCAACGCTTGTGCCTATTGCGACATGTAATATGAGGTTAAATGATATTTATGGGAAAGATACCCCTATTGAATACGGGTACTTTGAACCAATAATGGATATGTCAATGCCTACGCCTGGAATGTTCCTTGATTTCAAATTAATAGGGGCAAAATGGGTGCATACAGGAGATAGAGAAAATATATCTACCTCGGCAATTATTATACATCATCCACCATTAAACGAATCATGGAAAAATAGATGGTATCAAGGAACTGACCCTATCAATTCAGAAACGGGACACTCAATGATGAGTAGTTCTATATGGGATTCATACTTAAACACCGTTTCCTCAGTAGTATTCCATAGGGATAGGAAATTTAAAAACACATACCTGCAGGTATTATTGCAAAGCCTTTATTATGACCAACAGAAAAGAGGTGGAATTAAAGAATTAGTTGAAAATAACATTGGAGATATGCATGTTGACTTCCAGGAAGTGCTAGGATTCAAAACAAAGTTCACATCTAATACACAACTTCCTGAATACCTGCAAACACATGGAGGTAAATGGTTCGGTATATCGAATAAGGTAAATACTGCCCCTAGAATTGTAGCCAAAATGGAGGAAATGATTGAAGCATACGGAGACAGGATAGACGTGCCTTGGTTTTGGGAACAATTAAAGACATTTGTAGAGAAAGATTTGAAATCACAGACTAGTCATAGACAAACTAGATACCAAGCTGCCGATTCAAGGTATGATTATGATGACTCCATATTTTCAATTGTGTTTTCATACATAAACGCACTATGCCACGCAAGACACACGCCTGAGAATACAAAATCGTCTGAAAAGGATGCTAAAATAATAACAAGGTATGTTCAGTCAAAAGAAACAAACTATAGAAAGAGATTGGCTAGGGTTGATGAGAAAACGGGTAAGATAGTTAAGCTGTTAAGCTGATAACAAAGTACAAGCGCCATTAAAACGAGCGCCTGTACAAAAGTTAGTGGCAAGGCTAATAACCATTAACCAAAGCCCACATATTAATTGAAGCAGAAGCAGGGATTTTATCTTTGTTTTCAGAAATATATTTTGACGCTTCTTGTTTTGTAGTTCCGTTGTAAATTATACCAGTTTCTTCTTCAATAAATCTGATATATTCTAATTGTTTTTCAGTTTCTTTCATTTTATCTTAATTTGTGAAAAGCCCAGCCACTAACAGCGTGTTTGCAAAAAGGCGATTTCTGGTTTAATTTTAAAGTCCGTGTGTGTTTGTTATTATTTGGCTCAACCGAAAGTCTTGGCGTTCATTTTCGCCTCTTCGCAAACACACGTAACGTTAACTTCAATTGCCTGCCAACGCACTAACAGCATCGGTAACTATCTTATCGACCAATAAATAAAAATTCATATAGTGGTCTGCTTTCATTTCGTGTATTTCATCATTTGCCTCAATCTGTTCGGGATTAGTTGGGTATTCTATTTCTACAATATGCCCAATTTCGTGAGCAATAGTTTCTTTCAAGTCTTTTAGGTCATATTCCTTTGGTACGAATACCCAAACTAATTTTTCATCGAGTAGGGCAAACCCCATACATTCACTACTTACTTCATCCTCATTTACCAATTCTGCACCATCAGGCATTCCGTAAAATTCTTTTGCCCACTCGATTATATCAGTGCAAATGTTTATCGTATAATCTTGTTCTTTTAATGTTTTCATTCGATTTTTTTAATTAAATTTCCTGCTAAAATTGAACACTCGGATTTGGAATCCGATGCTCTACCAATTGGAGCTACAGACGCATGTACTATTAAAAAAAAGATAGTTGAGTTACAATTACTTTGTTTTTATCAAATCCTATCTTTTTATTTTCCCATATGCACCCATATTTATTATCTTCTTTTAATTCGTACAGATGGATATTATTGAAAAAGAATTTTAATTCATTCTTGTTTAGCTTTCTATTGGATAGATTTTTGAAACCTTCTAAATCATCATTTTCACCTCTATTTTCATTAACCCAATAGACATGATACTCTGTCTTTCTTCTTTCTGATTCAAAATTAGCCGAGATATATGACTTTGTAATTAAGTGAAAGGTGCTGTCATTAATAACCTGCTCGATTTTATTTTTTGAATATTTAGAAGATGTACCCATTAAGCAGCTATTAAAGAATCAAACATTATGTCAACCTCTCTACTTAAAAAGTCTGTTTTTATAACTTTGTAAGTATCATTAATCTCATTCACCCAACAAATATATGAATTTCCAATTTTAAGATTAGTATTCTTTTCTATAATCTTTTTATACGCACTAAGCTGTAATGAAAACTTAACAAACTCACAATCTTGCAAATGGCTCAATCTATTCGTAAAGAATTTCTTGTATGTGGAGTATCTATCAATCTTCTTGCTAGTTTTATAGTCCCATATTTCAATTTCTTTTGACATTGTATTGTAAAACAACTTATCAATCATTCCACATAATCCTAAAGCTTCGTCCCCTATAATTAACTCTGCCCTTATTGGTATTAATCTTAATCTTGAATCATCATGAAACTTATCAATCATTCTGCAAAGAGTTTCAGTTCTAGGATTCCATTCAGGAGTATAACGCTTGCTAAAGAATAAATTTTCTGCGTACTTATGAACCTCAGACCCTACAAATGCAGTCTCTTCTCCATTTTCCTTCCACATGTTTCTAACGTAATCAACATCAAGACCATGTTTCTTTGCATACTTAATAGCAATATTGCTATCAAATGGTTTTTGAAACTTAGATAAAAGACTTGTTACAGATGTGCATTTTTTGCCATTGTAAAAATAACTGTGGTCCTCCTCTTTGAATGTAATGCCCGAGAATTTGTTTAGTTCCAATAACACTTCCATTATACAAGAATTAAATCATCAACTTCTTTTAATAATTCTGCTACTGCTTCTTCAGCTTCAGCATCAAGCTCATCATAAGGTGTGAACCTCATCGCTAAAAAGAATTTATAAACACAATCTTCAGGAATATCTATTTCTGCTAACTTGTATCCTACAACCATATTCTGTCTAGCCAATAATGATGCTTCAAC